AGCTTCAAAGTTCTTAATCAGCTCCACAGCAGCCTGTGCGTACTTGCCCGACTCTGTCTGCTCGATCTGGCTTTGCGCGATAATTGTCTCTGGCTGGAACCAGCGGCCAATAATCTCGGCCTTAATCTTCATCGCAGCGGTTACCCACCGGGCAACGTCCTGCTGGGTGAGTTGCAGCCTAACAGATGAGTACTGAGCCTTGAGCGTTTGGGCCTTGGCGGTCTCACGGGCGTTGCTGGCACCACGCATAATGTCGCTGATGCTGGTAAGCTCGTAAATCTGTCCAATAACCGACTGCCGCTGCACCATCAGCTTCTCAAGCACTCCGGCGATCTGCTCAACAGGAAACCAGTCCACACTGTTCTTCAAACCACCCTTTTCAGCCAACATACTCCAGTTATCAACTGCAACCATCGCAAACTCAGCGCCTGTGAGTAGCCGTGCAAGCTCGGGCTGTTGTTTGTCGTACACACCAACAACGCGCAGGGCGCGGGTAAGTACGGCAATGCGGTCGTTAAGTGTGTCAAGCTCCATGTACTGGTCTTGACACATGGTAAAGTCAGCCCGTGGCACTAGGTTGTTCGTCGTGTGGGTGGCGAACAGCGGTTTAGGGCAGGGGAAGAAGTCATCCAGCTTGAGGGGGTCGTCTACGGTTTCGAGCAGGTCTTCACAGTAGCGGTTCACAAAGTAGACTTTGTTGGTGTCTTCGCACCAGACTTCGCACACCTCAACGCGCCCCTTGGCAAAGCCTTTAGGAAGCTCACCGCCTGAGCCTTTCTTACGCTCGCTGTCGTAGTTGCTACGCAACTCGTCGTACTTCTCTTGCCCGAACCGCTTGGTGAAGGCTTTCTTCTTCATCCACACTCGGCGTGCTACCCACCACACTTCTTCCCAAGTGCGGGCGGGTGACCACATAAAATCGCGCCAGTGGACGTAGTCACACGGCGCGGATTCTTTAACAATTACTTCCTTGCTGATAGCAGGCTGCTCAGGCGTCTGCATACCTGTCATTGGGTCAAAGCCTGCGGGCATGGCAGGCTGTACCTCGCGCACGTCGGTTTCTACGTCGTAGCGTAGCCACACTTGGCCCATGCCGGGTATGAGCCTGTCCTCCACACCGTGCTTGAATGCTGCGTGCATCTCGCTGGTGTCCTTGTTGACGTCGATAGTCAGCATACGCTCCAGCATCAGGGCAGCGGTGCGGGCAACGTCGTCCTTGGCGTCACCGTTCTGGCGGGTAACGCCGGGGCTGGGTGGGGTAGCGTACAGGGCGCTCTTCATGATCTGCACGTTAGCCCAGAAGATGTTGTACCGGGCCATACTGTCAGCAACGGCGTTGCTGGTGGAACGGTCATCAAGGTACCGTTCTACGATCTTATCTCCGCTGTCACGCCAGCGTTTGTCCATTTCCTTCTCAACCTCGTCAAGAAGCTGTACCCACCACTTCTGTCCGTATTGAGGCATCGCCTTGTCGTCATATTCAGCCATAGGGTCTTCCTTGTGAGGGGCCAGCGCCACGGAGGTCCCAAAGGTCGTCCAGCGCAAAACCGTAGTTTACACCCGCAGGCAGTGCAGTGGCAAGGGCTTTGCGGTCGGCTAGGGGGCTTTTTTCCTCCCCTGATGGGTTTTGAACGATATTACAGTACCTGAACATATCAGCGTAGTGGCTTGACCAGTCATGTACGGGTTCATCGCTAAAAATCTTACGGTCTTCGTCGTACTGGCGGTGGTACGACTTCAGCGCAAGGACGAGGTCTTGGGTGGCGGGCAGATGGAAGTACCAGATGGGAAAGGTTTTCCGACTAGCAGCGATACCGTCAAGTAAGTCCAGGCTAGGGACAATTTTGGGTCTAAGAGCTGCGTCTCGAAAGTTTTCAATGATACTCTTTCCGGTCTGAAGACTCTTCGCTCTCGCGTCGTGAGGTAGCCAGATTTGGCCGGGTTTGAGTTTGTTGTCACCCCAGTACTCCTTGATGTACTTAATGTAGAAACTGATAGGTCGTAGATTCTCGTGGTGGCTGTGGCCCATCAGTAGGGCGTCGGGCCTGCGCTGCACAAAGCCCATTGTGCTGTCGTCACGCCACCCGAGGTCCATAATAACGTCCGTGGGGGACACTTGGTCAAGGGGGTAGTCCCCAATGCGGCCTTCGTGCTCCATGGCTTCCATCTGCCGGGCGTAAATAGCACCGCGCACAGATGCTTCAAAGGAGCAAAGCATCTCCTGCGCGAACTGCTCCTCGTCCATGATCTTGCGCATGGCAGCAATGTCGTCCGCACGCAGGATACCTGTCTTAGTGTGAGGCAGGAACTCAACAAACCACTCAGGATCGTCCTTAGCGGCGTAAAAAGTGTCCCTAAAGTGGTTGGGGCCGTTGGGCGTACCCATGAACACTGCCCACCCACGGCGGTCGATGAGGGCGGGGAGCAACACCTCCTTCCACACGGAGGCCTTCATGTTACCAAACTCGTCTAGGGCGCATCCGTCTAGGTACAGGCCCCGGAAACTGTCTGGATTATCGGCACCGTAGAGGGTGATACGGGGCTTATTTGGCAGAATTGATAGCTCAACCCATAAACCTGACTCGTTAATCCGGGGCTGGTAGGGGGCGGCGGCGTCTTTAAGGTACTGCCAAGCGATGTCCTTGGCTTGGCGCAGCAGGGGGGCAATGTATGCGTAGCGGGGGTTCTCGCGGGTGTTGTAGCTGGCCTTCTCAATAAGGTCGTTAATCACGGATACAGTCTTACCCGCACGGCGGTGAGCTACCAGCACGGCCCACCGCTGCCTACGACGGTGAAAGGCGTGGAAGTATGGGCGCTCGACGTACTTTGAGGAGATAATCATTACTTGATTATCTCCTCAATTTTCTGGGTGCTCATCTAATGCTCCTGGAGGAATTGCGTGCTGAATTATGACCTGTGCGTTGTCACCAATGGTGATAGCCGTGCTCGGCATCAACTTAGAGTACAGGGGGTAGAACTTGTCTGGGTTCGCATTCGCCCAGAGGGCCATACGGGGTACACCCCCTATCATCCTGAATGCGTCTTGGAAGGCGTTTACCACATCAATGCGGTTAAAGCCATCTGTCCGCTTGTTGAACGGCAGCTTGGCTGCCTTGCCATCAAGGGGGCCAACTGCCCGCTCAATCAGCTCAAAACTTGGGGTGTGGGGGTGTGGCTCGCTCATACGGTGGGCATTATACGCACAGTTTGGGGCGCTTGGCACACGAATGTAGGTTGCTATTAGTTTTATAGCATTAGAATTGAATGAGAATAGGTGGGAGGTAGGGGTAAAAGTTTTTGTTGATGTTGGGGGTCACCCTCCCCCGGCCTTGCGGTCGTCATGTTCGTCCATAAGCGCCCACTTATATAAGCGTCTCCTTATATAAGTGTCTCCTTATATAAGCGTCTCCTTATATAAGCGTCTCCTTATATAAGTGTCTCCTTATATAAGCTCATGCTTACATACTTATATAATTATGCGCGTATATAAGCTCATGCTTATATAGCTGAGTGCTTATATGCAGGTCAGCTTATATAAGCAGACGCAAGAAAGCCCCTGTGTTCAGCAGGGGCTTTGGGTTAAGGGGCTTCAGCCCCTTGGGTTACACGGATACCAAGTAGCCGCGACGCAGGCAGTATTGCATGAATGCGGGGGCAGTACCTAGTCCGGGATGCTTGGCAATTGCCGCAAGGGCTGCAGCTATGGGCAGGGGGCCATTGCCCATCGCGGCTTGGATGTGGTTCCAGGCAAGTACATTGTGTTCAGCCTTCACGCGGTAAACCTTTGGACCAATGGCAATAGCTTGCACCACGGGGCCACTGCGCAGGGCCACCACTGGCACGGGGGCTGCGGGGGCTGCCACTGTGGCAGGTGTTGCCACAGTAGGTAGTGGGCTTGCTTTTGCTGCCACCTTGGCGGCTGCAGGTGCTTTTGCTGCGCTTGTTACTTTAACAGTTGCGCCAGCTTTGGTTTTAATAGTAGTTGCCATTTTATTTACCTTAACTGCCCCAGTGCCGGGGGGCTTACCGTATGGCCGCAATTTTGCTGCCATGGAAAGTATTAGGCGCTTGCAACCTTACAGAACACTTACAAAGCAATTTATTTTTAGATTTAAACCCTTAAGGGTAAACCCTAGGCTCCCAGTCCTCACGTTCGTCTTCCTCGTATTAGTCTTCCCTTATATAAGCGGTCAGCTATATAAGCCCATGCTTATATTCTTATATTCTTATATTCTTATATTCTTATATTCTTATATTCTTATATTCTTATATTCTTATATTCTTATATTCTTATATTCTTATATTCTTATATTCTTATATT